ATTATGGTGTAGCATGGATGTTGTCTAGTGAAACATTGTTTAAACATACAAAACAATTTATTAAAGAATGTCCACACTGGATAAATGAGATGGGTCAAGGTTATAAATATCTTTATAACTTTGTAGACAAAAGAAATTGGAAGTCGCTTAAATGGCTTCAGTATTTAGGCTTTGAACCAAAAACTGAAATAGGAGATTATGGTTTTGGTAAGATGCCATTTTTATTAATGATGAAGGAGACAAATAATTAACTATGTGTGATGCAGTATCGGCAATAACTGCCGGCTTAAAGATAGCTACAGCAGTACAAAATTACAGAAGTGAACGAGCAGTAGCAAAAGGTAAAGAATTAGCAAACGCACAAACAAGAAAAAATTCTGACCAAGCATATCTTAATGATTTATCAAAAATAGACAATGAATATGTATTAGCTAGTAGAGAAAAAAAAGTAGCAGATTTTAAAACAAGTCAAGAAAAAATTAAAAAACAATCACAAGCTTTAAATTTAAACGCAGGCAATGGCGATAAAATTATACAAGACATTGCAGGTACATATGATATGGCTTTTTTAGATACAACAAGAGATTATGAAACTGATGTTATAAAATTAATGAGCCAAGAAAGAGAAGCTTATGCGGCTCAAGCAAGAAGATACAACAGTATTCCACCTGTAGTAATGCCTAGTAAAACAGGTTTAATGCTTCAAGTTGCTACAGCAGGAGCGGAAGGTTATGCAATGCATAAAGCGTTAACTAAACCAAAAACAACAGGATAATGGGTATAAATAAACATGGCATATAAATCAAGAGTTACAAACAAATATATGGGTTCTACATTTGCAGGAACTGTAAATTCATCAAATAAATCAGATACAACAGATTTAATAAATATTTTACAAAAAGATGTTAACCCTGCAATTAGTAAAATAATGGTTAATGAAGTAGAACACAAAAAAGATAAAGCTGTTCAAGAACTAAATCAATTGTTATTAACTAAAGATATTAAGACAGTTAATCAAGAAATATTACAAGGAAAACACCCTAATTTAACAGGTAAATATATAGATAGAACTGTTTCTTATCACACAGGTAAATTTGAAGCAATAGACGCTATTACTAAAATAGAAGAAAATAGAGATAAATATAATATAGAAGAAAGTAATTTACCTGCTTTTTATAAAAATTATTTACCTAGTTTTGCAGATAAAGATGGTTCATATGCTTTAGGTTTTGCTTCAATATTTAATGAGTTTAAAGCAAAAGATGCTATTAAAGATGCAAGTGAAAGAAGTAAATTACAAAAGAAAAACAGATTTGAAAATATATCTAAAGTATTAGACACTAAATCAGGAACTGAATATTTTAAACAAGCAAATTCTTTTATAGAACCTTTACCACCTGAAGAAGGTAAAAAAGAAATGCGTTATTTAAATTCACCTTTAGAAGTTAATGAAATAGTTTTATTTAATTTAGACAAAGGAATTGATACCGCTTCTACCACTTCTGAGTTAAGCAGAATTGAAGGTATTATGAGAGCAGATAGAGGTATTGGAAAAGGTGGTAATCCATTAGGTTCTATTTTTGATAATAAAAACAATCCTAAAAACGCAGAACTAATTAAAAAATTAAATGATAAATTTAGAATACTTTCTAATTTTGAAGAAAGAGAGCAAAATAGAAAAGAAAAAGAAGAAAAAGATATGTTTACTACACAATATTTTTCTATAGATGAAAATACTGTTGATGGTGCTTTAGAAAAATCTCTTTTAAAAAAAGAAGCTGTAGAAAAATACCCAGAGTTATCTATTGTTTTTAATAACGTAACTAAAAACATGGCTGAAGTACTTGAAGATACTGGCGCTATCCGTTCATTAAGAGATGAAATTATGAATGGTAAATGGACTAACAGAGATGATGAATTAAGAGTAGAAATATTAAAATTTACTAACAGTGAAGATACATATAAAAGTTTAATGTCTGACCAGTTAACTGCTAAAAAATATGAAGCTAGTGGTTATCAACCGCCTTTACAATCACCTGAATATTTATCTATTGTCAACGATATAGAAGAATTATTAGTTACAAAATTAACAGGTGTCCAAAAGAAATATGAAAGTCAAAAAGCATTTTTTGTTAGTAATTTAATTAAACAAGATGTTGGTAAACAATATTTAAATTGGTTAAAAAATAATGAAAAGTTTGATAAGTTAGATGCTCCAGATATAAAAAATGCTTGGTTTGAAAAAGAAAATGAATTTTTAAATAAAGTTTATAATGATACAATTAAAAAATATGATAATGCATTGTGGTTAAAAGCTAGTGCTGATTTAATAAATAGTGGAAATGTACTTACAACAACAGGTGCTGATTTAGCAATTCAGTTTGAAGAAAGTGTAGTTTCTAATGCGGCTAAAAAGTTTACTAAAGAACAAGTGACAGCTATAGAACAAGAAGCAGAAAGAACATTAACTAATCCTGTAGATGGTTTTATGGAAAGTCCCCAATTTCAAGAAATTTTAAATAAACCTGAATGGGCAGATGTTAAAGCTGATGGAGTAAAAAGAAGAGCTTTAGCAACTAAAATATTAACTGAAGCAGGTGTTGAGATAAAAGATTTTACTGATGAAAGACAACAGTTAATAGACAGTATTTCTTCTAATATACAAAAATTCGCACTACCTCAAATCCAAACATATACTTCGTTAGGATTAATTAAAAAAGGTGAAAGTGTTCAGCAACAACAAAATTATTTTATTGATGCACTAGAACAAATTACCGGTGTTCCATTTAATATGGAATTATATAACAGAGTACTAAATGAAGATGCTAAAATTGCATTAGCAGGAGCATTTAATATAGATACTTTACAACTAGACGAGTTAGTAAAACAATATTTAAAATAATTTATGGCATTTGATTTTTCATTTTTAGAACAGGAAGAAGAAGCAACTTCATCTACAAAAATTGGTGTTGAATCTCGTAAAAGAAACAGAAGAAATAAAATAGAAAGAGCTAACTATGACAGGATGCAAAGAGCTGAACGTCAAAAATTAGCTTTAGAAAAATTACAATCTGATGAGTTTCAAGAAACATTAAAAAGATATTACTCAGGTGGAATAACAGATATAAATAATTCTGTGACTGGTGGTAAAAACATTAATGATTTTACTAAAGAAGAATTAATAGAAAAGTTTTATCAAGATAGAATTTGGAGTGAATATAATACAATAGGTATTGTAAATGATGTAGGACAAGTATTAGCTAGAGACGAACAATACAAAGGTGATTGGGCAGAAATAACTCAAGTATACGCAGACCTTCCTTATTTTGGTTCTCAAACAATTGGTTTTACAAAATGGGCTAAAGATTTTATTCCTGCTTTAATTGTTGACCCTGTTAACTTATACACACTTGGAACTGGAAAAGTTGTAGCAAGAGAAGCTAGTAAAGTAGCGATTAATGAACTTACTAAAAAACAATTTCAATTAAATGCCGCTAAACAAGCCGCAATAAATATAGGTATAAAAGAAGGTACTATCGGAGCTACTATTGGTGGTGGTGCTGATTTACTACGTCAAACTGCTGAAATAGATGCAGGATTAATGTCTGATTATAATGTAACTAGAACATTAATAGCAAGTGGAGCAGGTGGTGTTGCTCAAGGAACTATAGGTGCTAGTATGTCTGCATGGTCTGCTAAAGGAAAAGCAGGTAAATTCTATGATAAAGGGGATGGTTTTAAAGGTGATTATGATAGAGATTTTGGATTAGCAGGTAGTGAAGCTGATACAACATTCACAGGTAAATCAGGAAAAGTTAAAACAGTTAAAAATAAAATAAATAAAAAAGAAGCTCCTAAACAAGCTACAGATAAACCTAATCAAATTAAAACTATTAATACTAAAATAAATCAAATTAAAAGACAAACACCTATTATTAATTTAGATAAAATAAAAGCAGATGAACCACACAACATAATTGTAAAAGAAGTTAAAGAAGGTATTGATACTTTAGTTAAAGACGGAAAAGTAAGAACTACTCAAAGAGTTAATTTATTACAAAAAATAAAAGAAAAAGGTGAAGCATTATTAGGTAAAGAAAATGCTAAATTATTAGATAAAGAATTAAAACTAGCTTCTAAAATGGCACCTAACTTAGCATCAATTGTATATGCAGGCAGAATAAATTGGTTATTAAAAAGTAGAGAAATATCAGAATTAAAAAAGCTTATGGATGAAGCTGTTGATGTTAATGAAAAATTAGTTGTTAGCCAAGAGTTAATTAAAGCTATGAAAGAAAGAAATGTTTTAATTAAAAATCATGTTGAAACTGTCCAAGCTTCTTCAGATGTAATGAACCAACAAAAATTAATTGTTGAAATTGATGAAGCTGATAAAACAAGAATGATGGTAGATAAAATATTGGCTGAACAAGAAGGTGACTTATTAAATAATGTTAATAAATTGAACCCTAATGAAAAAATTAAAATTATAGAAAACTTAGCAGAGATAAGTAATAACCCATTTTTAGCTAGTAAATTAATTAAACAAGTTGATAGAAAATCTAAAGAAAAAAATGTTTCATTTGCAGAAGCATTGAATGAATATACAACAGCTAATCTTTTATTTGACCCTACAACACACGAAGTAAACATTTTATCAACAGGGGTAAATTACCAAAAAATAGTATTAGAACAATACGCAGGTGGATTGATTAATTTTATTAAAGGCAATAGACGACAAGGTTTAAATCAAATTTCTATGGCTACAGATTTGTTTACGTCTCAATTAAGATTTTTTCAAATTGCATTAAGAAAAGCAAAACTTTCATGGAAAGCTAATAGAGCTATTGGCGATAATTTAGAGCATAGATTTGATGGTAGACAACAAAGAAACATGGAAACTTATTTATTGCAATTACAAGAAAGTGATAACATTTTTACTAAAGCTTTAAGTAAAATAATGTCACCTATTAGTAAGCTTGCTTATACCAGTTTAAGACTTTTAGGAGCAGGAGATACACTTACTAAAAACATGTTAAATAGAGCCGCTAGAGTAGCGGTTGTAAATCAAAGAATGAGAACTTTTTATCCTGAGTTATGGAAAAAAAGAAAAAGATTTAATAAAGGAAGCATTGTTGCTTTACAAGATAAAATTAATGATGTTAGAGAAAATATTAAATTTGAACAATCTTTAGATAAACCTAATACTAAAAAAATAGATAAATTACACAACGAATTAAAAACTTTAGAACAACAAAAAGTTAAACAAACACCATTTGAACAAAAGTGGTCTGAACTATATTATCAATACGAAGATGATTTTGGTAATTTTAGAGAAACAAAAACTTTTAATGCTGTTGAAATGAACTCATTAGATGATTTAAGTAAATCAGTTGCTAATGACCCTGCATACATTGCACAAAGTGCTTCATTTACACAAAATTTAAAAAGTAAATTATTAGACGCTAACAAATTTTACCCAGACCAACAACAAAGTAAATTTAATATTGGACAAGGAGTTTTAGATTTTGCAAACAGACATCCTGCTACTAGAATTTTAACAAGTATTCATTTTGTTAAAACACCTGTAAACTTATTTAAAACTGCTTGGCAAATGACACCGGCTTTAAATAAATTAAATTTAGAATACAGAGCAATGCAAAATGCTTCTGACCCTGTAGTAAGAAACAAAGCACAAGCAATAGCAGGTCTTGGTGGTGTTGTTTATGGTTATGCAATGTATTTAGCATTTTTTACAGACAGATTAACTGGTTCAGAACCAAAAGACCCTAAACATAAATTTGCATATAAAATGGAAAATGATGATGGAACTTTTGAATATGTTTCACTTAAAAGATTTTTTCCTTTAAGTGTACCTTTTATGGTAGCGGCTTCTATTAGAGATATGGTTAACAAAGCAGGTGATATTTGGACAGATAAATACCATTCTCCTGCACAAGCTAAAATAATAGAATTTGGTTCTTTTATAGGTGGTAGTTCAATGTCATTGTGGTCTAATATATTTGCAAGTAATTTAATGACACAAGATTTCTTTAAATTAACTGAAATGTTTAGTCAAACTAATGTAACAACTGAAGAAGGTATGTCTAATATTAGTAAAATACAAAGTTATTTAGGAAGAAGCACAAGTAAATTAATACCTGCGGCAACAGCTTGGCGTTGGACAAACAAAGTGTTTGCTGAAGCAGAAGCAGAATTAGTTACAATGCTTGACCACATAGAATATTCAACACCTTATGGATTAGCAAAAATTATAGATGAAAAATATTTAGGAAATAAATTTAATTTTGAAAATTGGGGAGATGATTTATCACCTAGAAGAGACCCATTAAAAAATGTTTACCCTAAAACTGAAGGTTTATTATTAGGTAAAGCTCAAGATGTGTTTCCAACTACTAAACATTGGAGTGCTAACATGGTGGATAGTAATGGTAAACCAATTGTATTATCTAAATTAGCTAAAGAAAAATTAGCAACATCTAATATAAAATGGGAAAGACCCGCTTCATTAATAGATGTTGGAATGGCTAAATCTTTAAACATGAGAAAAACAGAAGTGCTTTCTGTTAAAGACCCTGTAACCGGTGTTAACATGGAATTAAAAGATGGAACTACACTATATGAAGCAATGTTACAAGTGGCAGGTAAAATTAAAATTAATGACCAAACTTTAAATGAAAGATTTAAAGATGAGTTAGAAAATCCTAATTCATTATTTAACACTAGATATGCAGAAAATAGATTAATAGCAGGTAAATATGAAGCTGATGATTATTTATTGTCAATTATTAGAGAGCATGAAGCAGAAGCTAGAGAATGGATTAAAGGGTATGCTTTAATTGAATTACAAGGAAAACCAACAACTATTGAAAGCTTTAAACAAGAAGTTGAAAAAGGGATAGAAGCTCTTTATGAATAAAGTACCCCTTTTAGAAGAGATAAAACACAAATATGGCTAATTCATTCGTAAGATATACCGGAAACGGTACAACTACTACATACGCTATTCCTTTTAGTTACCGTAGTACAGATGACTTATCTGCTACAGTAGCGGGTGTTAGTGTTACAGCATATACTTTAGATGCCGCAGGTACTAATCTTA